TGTAATCAATAGTAAGTTCATCTCCTACGGCAACACCATGACTTGAAATAGTAATTGTTACTGTAGTACCTGATTGAGAATAAGTTCCTGTTTTTGTAAACCCTTCTCCTGGTGGAGTAAAAGTAAAACTGGCACTATCATTTGCTCTACTGTCTAAAAATCCTTCTATTGTATCTGCATCTGTTTCGGACACGTTGAAAGTAAAATTGTATATTTTAGGATTTTGATGAGCAGCAAGTCCAAATAAAATTCTATGTTCGTAGCCATCAGCAAAACGAACTGTTCTAGTATTTGGTGCGGATCTTTTTTGCTGTCCGTATGTTGGTGTAATTGATGGAAAAGTAGCCATTATGCAAGTAAACCTCCAGGTCTTTTCTGTTTAATTAATTCTGATTCTATCGCTGCTGACAATGCTAGTCCTAATGCTTGCCCTTCTCTTTCATTTCCTTCTACATTAGAACCAGAAGCATCTACGTTTACTACGATATTTGTTGATCCTCCAGTTAAATCTTCATTGGGAACTATACGACCACCTGCGTTTGGTACAAACATTTCCGCACCACGTTCTCCAACCATATAACTTTTACCTTTACTAACAGTTCCACCATTTGCTCTAAAGAACCTAGAACCAGGAAATATACTTCCTAATAAAGAATTAACACCAAATCTTATCAAAGAAGAGGAAATTTCACTAAATACGCTACGAGCAACATCTCCAAGAGTTCTAGTTCCATCTATAGCACCTTGAATAGCACTAACTAAACCATTTTCTATTGATTGACCAATACTTTCATAAAGTGATTTTAACTTTGTTTCCTGTTGAGTTAATTGACTATTAATTCTTAATCTAACTGCATCAGTTTGTGCTATTGCTTTTTTAACAAGTAAAATTTCTTCTTCAACACTCTTAGCATTTCTTAAATCTTCTCCTAATTTATTTTGTATATTTACTTTTTCTAGTTCAAACTGTAATCTTCTAGCTGTTTGTTCATCTCCAATCAATTCAGCAGCTACAATTTTTGATCTTATTGCTGTTTGTTGTGTAATTAAATTGGTTTGTCGCTCTAATTTTTGATTTCTTAATTCTTCTTGTTCATTTATATCCGCTATTTGTCTTTTAAATTTAAATAATAAAAGATTTTCTTTTTCAGCAAACGCATCAATGGCAGCAAGAGATTCTGGAGAACCAGCAGTTAAATTTTTAAGAGCTTGATCTCGTTCTTTTCTTAATGTTTGAAGATTTAAATTTTTATCTACTCCTAAATTAGCTCTTTGTGCATCGAATGTTCTAGCTGCCGCACCTGTTACTCTTTGTTGCTCTATTGTAAATTTTGTAAAAGTACTATCTGCTATTCTATTAAACTCTTTGCTTATTTTTGCACTATTAGCAGCAGCATTAGATAAGAATTTATCAAATCTTTCAAAGAATTTATCAACTACAGGTAAATCATTTAATAAACTTCTAATTCCAGAAGCTAAAGTATTAAATCCTCTAAAGAATAAAGAAACAGCCCCAGCTACAGCACCAACAGCTTGTAAAAGAGGAGCACCAATAATACCTAAAGTAACTCCAGCAGTATTAGCTAATTCACTAAATCCTGCATTTAACACTTCAACTGATCTATTAATATCTCTTGTTACATCAGCAGTAGCTCCAGTTCTTTTGAAAACTTGTTGAGCAATTATATTTCTTGCTTGATCTTTTTGACCTAATTCTTTTAGAAGTTCAACTTGTGCTTTCAATTCTCCGCTAACAATAATGCTTTGTTCTTCTAATTTTTCAAAACTAATTTCTCTTGTTGCTTCTCCTAAAGCATTTGCCCTTCTAACTAAAGTTTCAAGTTGAGCACCTATAGCACTACCAAATATTTGAGCACCAAATTCTTCTCCTGGTTTTGCTGAAAAACTACCTGCAAGAGAACCAGCAACAGAACCAATGCCTCCTCCAAATAACAATGGAAAACCTGCACCAAGCAATCTACCTTGTCTTTGCATCTTTCTATCTTTTTCTCTATCATTTTTTCTCCTTCTTATATTTTTAATTGCATTATCAAATCTTTTTTGTTCTAACTTTTTCTGTTTTTCTAACTCCCTTGTGGCTTTCTTTTCGGCTTCTAACTTTTCATTTGATGCTGCATTACCAGATTTTTTCTTACCTCTACCACTAGCGTCATTTGCTGCTTTCTGCATATCAGCATTGATTTTTAACTGCTTACCTATAGCTTTATTAATATCTAAAAAGTCTTTTGAATTGACTTCAGCCATTTCCAACATTCTATTAAGCAGACCCATAGCCTCTCTACCTGCAAGAATAGTTTTGGGAAATCCTTTTATTTCTTTCAATCTTGTTTGAACGCTACCGCCCATAGCTCCTTGCATAGCTTCTTTGTTACCACTCGCTTGTGCAAAGGCAACAGCTTCCATTCTTATCTTTTTAAAATTACCTGCAATTAATGCAGTTGCTTTCTCTTGCCTACTAGCTGCACTATTAGCAGCATCAAACGCTTTTCTAACCAGACCTAATTCATCTCTAACTCTCCCTATTGAGTTGCCGAATCCTGTACTTCTACTACTATCAAATAATTTATCAACTATTTTATTACCTTTTTCTATTTCTTTTCTTAACCTTTTTGCTGCTTGTTCTGCTGCGGAAGTATTTAATCTTACCTTCTTTTTATTTAATTTATCTATAGTTTTCTCTAACTTCTCTATTTTTTTAAGAGACTGATTTAACTTAGTCTCAATCGTATTTATTCGTATATTTATCTGCTTTTCTGCCATCTCGACCTAATTAGACAAACTTATATTCTATTCTACCTTGATTTGCGTGAAAAACCTCTTTTAGTTTGGACTCTTTGTTCTTCTTTTTTACTTTCATCATTTTTTAATTCATAAAAAGCAGCCCAACCTATCATCTCTTCAACAGTCAAAACTTTACATAATTGAACTACAGTAGTTTTTAGTTCATTAGCAAGGAAATATATAAAAAACCAATCAGGATTCGCTTTTCAAATCGGCTTTCGCCTCTTCAACCTCCTTTCCTTCTCCAGCTTCTAGCATGGCTAATTGTATTTCTTGCAAAACAGAAGCAGCAACTTCTCTTCTTAATGAAGCTTTGTCTCCATCAGCAAATATTCTTTTTTTATCTTTATCTAATGCTTTTTCAATCATTAATTGTAAAGCAAAATCATTCGCATCTTCTGAGTTACTTTTTTGCTGAATCATTTCACGTTCAGCAATTGTTAATGGATGCCAGTAGATAGTAAGAATAATCTCATCATCTTGCTTAATATCATGTTTGTAAAGCTGAGAAACTCCAAACTTATTTTTTAAAAGATCAACTGCTCTAGTCATGTTATTGTATAGCTATTAGAAGTATATCAGCTATTAGCAAAAAAAGCACACGATATAATTCCTAAAAAATGTGAACGATCTTCGATCTCAACAGGAATAATTCCACTTACTTCTCCAACTGTAGGAGAACAAGAAAATGGATCTGAATAATTAGAAGCGTTTATAGAAGTTAATCCATCTATTACAGCTTCTCCTATTGCTGATAGGACAGAAGAACCTTTATTCTTTGGAACATAAATATTACATTGAATAGCACCAGAATAATAATCTGATGCTGCACCTTGAGCTTGAATTGTTGATTGGTTAAATGTAATTGAAGTAGTAATATATTTTTTCGTTTTACCAGGTGTTGTAAAATTTACATTGTCATAAGTAATGATTACAGTATTATCTGCTGCTGCAACTGCATCTGTGATAGCTTTTTCAAAAGCTGCTCTTGTGTTAACTAAACTCATAATTTCTTATATCTTGAGCCTAATGCTGGAGCAGTTCTACCTCCTTCAACACCTTCTCGCATTACCTGAGTTTCAGCCACCCTTATATCTGGTTGACGAATAGTGTCACTAAACACAACTTCAACAACTTGCGTAATATTTTCTAAATAAGGCATTATTGAACTATTTTGAGATCCTAATGCTTGTCTTGCATATTCAGCCCTGTTACCTATAAATACTGTTTCTCCAAATTTAAACTTTCTTTTTGGAGGATAATATCTAGGTTCAACAATAGCTGTTGTTGTAATTCCTTTATCTCTATCTTTTTTTCTTTCTGTCCACGGAGATCGTATTTTTTCATCTGATAAAGGTCTATAAGTATTAGCTTGCCAACTAGAAGCAAAAAAACCAGAATATTGAGGACTTTGTGATGGCAAGTCTGCAAGAACAGTTTTTATTAAATTATTAAATTGAGTATTTAATTCTCTTCTTGTTTTCTTTCTAATAGCGTCTGTAAATGGAGTTTTACTCATTAGAATCTTCCTCGTATTGTAAACAAGTAAGTTTGACCACCTTGTAATGTACTTATATTAACTATCTTTGCTACTCTAGTTGATCCTGCGTAAGTTAATGTAATCTCATCATCAAAATCAGGTTGACTATCTCCAATAAGATCAGGTG